TGACGTGTTGGTTTTTTTTCCAATGAATGCTCCCAAAAGAACCATAAAGTGCGCAAATGCCCCACTATTACTAACTTCCCAAGTTCTATATGTGGTAGTTCTTCCTGAAACCTTATCATCAAATCTGGTTGTCTTACGCTGTACGGAAGAATTACCAAAACCTAATGCCGAAATGTCGTCTACAACTTGAAACACATCGGCATCTTCGCCTAGATAAAATGATGCTGAATAATAATATTTATTTTTATCAATTCGTTCACACAAATGACCATCAGTGTTTAATGCGCCGATTAGTCTGGCAATTATTTTTAGTTTATAAGTAGGAATATCAACATTTAACAAGTTCAATTCCAATAATTCAAGTTTATAGTGTTCTAGCACTCTCGTGTCGCTAATATTCACAATCGTTTCATTTGTGTCTAAAATGGTTTTTGTTACGTGGCGAGTTATTAATTTATCCCCAGCATTTAGTTCTTCTAAGTTTTTCCACACGTACTTTCCTCCATTATTTACAAGGAATGGATGATTAGCTGTAGCCTTAACTTTCCTTCCACTTATTGTCGTAATTTCAAACAATTTATCTGGCATTTTACTAAAGAATGAATGAATATCAGACGGTTCATCGAACAGAGTTATCGGGTTAACAGTTGACACTTTGTCTCCGTCTTTCATGTCCTTGATTTTTTTAACGGTCAATCTGTCTGACATTAGAACTTCAGTATCGCCAGTCAAACATAAGAAGCCCCACGTCGTATTATGCAGCTTACGAGGTGCAATCAATTCGCCACTTTTCTCAAGAGGCGTATTAATTCGCCTCGAATGACTCAAACTTGCAACATAGGTCAATCTGTTAAGCACTTGGGCAACACCAACCTTGCTACTATTTGATTGTTTAATACTGAAATCGCCAGTCGAAAGCGCACGGTTAATTCCATTTTCAATCGTGGTCGACTTCATAATTTTATAAATATTTGTCATGTTTACAATATTTTCATAGTCCTCCGTAGAACGCCACGAACCCGTATTAATTTCACGGACAATCTGCTTCTGCATTTCCTTGACGAGCTTATTAAAGTAATTGCGGAATAGATTATTGAGAAGAGTTCCGGTCAATTCGATGCGCTTATTAACATATGAATCTCGGTCATCGGGAGGTAGGCGACCTAGACTAGTATAAATCAGCTTCTTTGCCATATATCCAATAAGATACAACTTTTGCTGGAGAGTCTGACAATGTGGGAAGAGGTCATTATCAAGAACCTCAATAGTAAACTCGCGCTTCTTTCTGATGCCCGTTTCCTTGTCCATATTGAGTGGCGTGTACGCGACCGATGAAGTAATATGTTTAATGGCATCCTCTTGGGTCATATACTTATTTGCATCAATCATAGACGCCTGCAACGATTGTAACAAATCGCTCTGCTTAGGGTCGTCAATATTGAGCAGAATATATTTGGCGATTTCCTTATCGCTAATCACGCCCAATGCGCGGAATACAACGAAGAGCTCAATGGGTTGCTTGATGCGTGGAATGGTCATATAAATGCCGTTTCCGAAACCATTATTCTTGCTGGAAATCATCATTTCGATTTGCTTTGGCGAAATGCACTTGAAATCGGGTACGGACTTGATTTCGGCAAACCAGTTCCACTTCGTAGTGTTTTTGCCATCAAAACAATATACGCGATTTTCAGCGGCACGCTCTTGTCCCAATACGGTCTTTTCCGACCCCTTGATGATAAAATACCCACCGCAGTCCATAAAACATTCACCGGTGTATTCGGGTGAAATATGGCTATTTTGTGTAAGTACACAAACCGACGACTTTAACATAATTGGTAGCTTTCCAATATTAATTTTTGGTAGAACCTTCTCAATCGTCTTTGGCACATCCATGTTTTCAGTATTGCGAACAACATATTTGATATTTACGTCCACGGTCATGGTCGATGCATAAGTGAAATTGCGGAGCTTGGCTTCCTGTGGCAACATCATCTTAGTAGCACCGTTGTTTTCGTGAATCTGTGGCGGATAAAGCTTGAAATTAGTAAACGAAATAAATACCTCCAGAAAATACTTATCCTTTTCCAAGACGAAGTCATTCTCTGAGCGGATAGTTACTGGATTAAACATCTGAATAGTGCGCTGAATCTGATAGTTCACAAAATGGTTATATGATTCGATTTGATGACGAACTAGACGTTCAAGGTGCTGACCGTCGAAATATGACTCGATAATAGTGAAAGGCTCTTCCACATACTTACCAAGGTGCTCCAATAATGCCTTTTCGCCAGAACTCAAAGCAGACGCAATAGAATCAGTATGCTTTTTGATTTTCTCTTCCATTTCAATGGCATCGGCAATCATTGTTTTTTCCATGGACGGTTTGATTCTTAGTTTTTGGCCGGTAGACTTCTTAGAGCCAGCGGGTTTTGTAGTAGTCGGTTCACTTTTTAAATCATAGCTCATCATTTTCGATTACGTGTATAATCGAATAGTTAATATAATCATATATTCAATTTTTTAAATCTTTTTGCGAAATACATATTTTACGGAAAAATATGCACACTATACATTATATTATGAATAATAGAGATAAATAGAAATTCGTATGATTTGTAAACTATGCCCAACCGATTTATTGATTTTTTGGATTCATATGATAAAATCACACAATATAATGATTTTGATAACATCATATTAAAACTGCTTATTCGTAACGACTTTAATGATACAAGTTTGGGCGATGCTAGCTTTTCTGGCTTAAGACCAGAACCAATTGATATTTCGCAAAATTACTATACGAATTATTGTGCATCCACTTGGAATATAAGCAACGACCCGTTTCAAATTAGTTCGACACAGACGACTAATACATCACCTTACTTTATTTGGCAAAATCAACACGAAGTGGATTTGAATGTTTTGCCAAATCTAATATCTAAGCCGAAAACAAAAAACACGGTTATTGATGTGTCTTTGCAGTCGCTTAGCGACATGTTATTTATTATAAGTTCCCATAAATACGAGGATGACGTGGAATATAATATTGACTTGAAATCACTTCATAATATAAAAGTCGAGTTGGAACAATTGAATTCTATGATTGGTATGGAGTCGATGAAGAAATCAGTTTTGGAACAATTGATTTATTTTGTTCAAGAGCTCCATGTGGGAAAAGAAAAGGATACGAGCGATTTTAAACATACCGTTATTTATGGTCCTCCAGGCACTGGAAAAACGGAAATAGCGAAAATTATTGGTAAAATGTATTCGAAATTGGGCATATTAAAAAATAATATATTCAAAAAGGTTACGCGGAATGACTTGATTGCGGGATATTTGGGTCAAACTGCTATTAAAACAAAAAAGGTAATTGATGAATGTATTGGCGGCGTTTTGTTTATTGATGAGGCATATTCACTGGCCAATAGTGAACGTGATGATAGTTATTCGAAGGAGTGCTTGGATATACTTTGCGAATCATTGAGTGACCATAAAAACGATTTGATGGTAATAATTGCAGGTTATGAAGACGAATTAAATGATACTTTTTTTAGAGCAAACCGCGGGCTAGAATCAAGATTTATTTGGCGGTTTACGATGGAAGCTTATGGGGCAAAAGATATGATGGATATATTTAAGAAGAAAGTCAGGGAAATTGACTGGGAATTTGAGAACGAAGGCGATATCGTAGAACGCTGGTTTCAAGATAAGTTGGCAAATTTCAAACATTTTGGGCGTGACATGGAACTTTTATTGACGTACGTAAAGATTTCTCATGGTCGTCGCATCTATGGTAAAAATAAGGAATTACGTAAAAAAATAGCTCTGTCTGATATGAAAGACGGATATGAGGTTTTTATGAAGAATAAAAATATTAAAAAACAACCTGTGTTTATGCATGGCATTTATGTTTGATTTAGGAAATTAGTTATGTCTAAGTTATATAGATGAGTGACAAGAAAACATTAACAATAAATCCAGATTTATTTTCATTTTCAAATAATACTACAAGAAAAAAGCGTACTAAAAAAGATGAGTCCACTAGTGGCGGTATAAAAATAAAGGCCACCCCAAAGAAGAAAAACGATACGTTGAAAAAGAAATCCATATTAAAAATGATACGTCAACACCAAGAAGACCGATATAAAACCCTATTTGAAGAAGATAAATCGCCAATAAAATCTAAGTCCGATGATAGCCAATTTAATAAAGAATTCCAAGAAGCGCGCCTATTTATGGAGAACCTCACTGAAAAGAAGGAGCAAACGGATAAAATCAAAAATTATACATTGAAGCAATATCCGAATCCGAATACCAATTCTATGCTTCTTCGTCCAGCCATGGATGTATTGAATGTGGTCGAACCGGTTGTTACTTCTAATAGTGCACCTGTTATTATAAACCCGTCCGCGCAGGCGCCCAAATATGGTTGTTTAAAAAATGGCTCTTTGCCGACTTACCGTAATTATATAAACCAAACTAGAAAGCAACTGCCTAATGTTCCCAACGTTATGGGCGGTGGTGGCACAATTATAAATCAAAGTGGCGTGCCTAATAATATAAATAGCGTTTCTAATAATGCGGTTACTTCGATTCCTATTATGGGCGGTTCTAGTGATGCCGTAGAAAAACGAATTAATGAGTCGCTTAGTCGCGTAAAACAAATGAATCAAACAGCTCTTAAATTGCAACAGTTGAAGCGTAATATGCGTCCTAAAAAAATGAAGCAAAAGAAGACGAAACGCAGAACATATAAGGTGGGAAAATCAAGCGTTTTACCAAAGATTTCAGTGCTTGTTTCTAATAAAACGATACGTAATAACATATCTACAAAAAAACAGTTGTTGAAACAGGTGAATATGCAAGAAATAAAGTCGTACTTAATGAAGCGCGGTTTCATAAAAGTGGGTTCTACTGCGCCGAATGATGTATTGCGTAAAATGTATGAGAGCGCGATTATGATTTGTGGTGAAATACAGAATCATAATCCAGAGAACCTCCTTTATAATTATATGAATGGAGGCGTTGCATAGAATTTGTTTGTCCAATAAGCCAATTTTAATTTTTCCATATTGTATTTGGTGCACTTATATTCTTCTATTTTTTTATTCATGGATTCCGCTGTCACATCTTCCCATTTTTCAACTATCCAAATAGGTAATCCCGAAAACAATTTGTTTAATGGGGACGTTTTAACTATAGGTATACAACCTAGAATAAGAGCCTCCCATGTTCGATGACAATCTAACCCATTTCCTCTTGGTGAAATTACAAATGCATATTCAGATTGTTTTTTCCATGAATCAACCCGCTTGATTGGTTTTTGCTCATAATAAATGCAATTTTTAGGAAGATTTTTAATGGCATCTTTGCGGTCGTCACCGTAGCGCGTTTCCATTTGAAATTGAAAATTTGCGTATGCCATCGGAATTCGGTCTGACCTTGCAGTTTTTGCTAATTCCATGAGCTGTTTTTCTTGTTCTTGCGGGCTTGACATATTTCCCCAGTCGTGGTCGTTTAATGACATTGTATGATAATCCATACCAATTGGTATCTGTGTTATTTTTGGATGACCAATTATACAATTTTGAGAATACCAATGTATAATTTTTTCAGATTCTATAAATTTTATAAAATCTGATGCGTTATGAAATAAGTCTATTGGACACGTTAAGTCACAATCCCCAGTAACTAAAACAAAACTGGTTTTTATGTTTGGGAAAAAATTGCGAATAAAATCAGGTAATGCTGACCCACATATATATACCGAGTCTCCATGCTTTAATTTTGTAAAATCGTATCCTATTATTTTTTGTGTAGACGATAATGGCATTGAACTATAAATGTTACAAGATTTCATAATTCCTCTTGATGATACGATTTCACAATCTGATTCTGACATATACTCTTATTGTCTATATTTTTGTTGTCATTTCAACCATAACTTATAACATAGGAAAGATACGCCAACCAAATATGTAATATGAATAAAAACCATGTTTTGTAGACTAGCGAATTTGTTTGATGGCGTTTTATCGACGATTGCTGCTTCGCCAATATTTTTTTTTTCAACATTAACTAAATCTGAATCAACCTCTTCAAATAAAAACATATTAGTCTCCATATCCACGAAAAACCCGTAATCGTTCATATCATAATATATTTCATCCGGGCACATCCTTCCATCCATTTAATTAATTAGCTTTCTACTTTTATATATTAGAATCTGGTTTTTATTCAATTTTTTAGTTTAATTTATTGTAAGCACAATTGTGTTCATTGTATTGGCGGACTTATTAACCCGTCGAAAATATTGATTTTGGATGAACCAACGAATGCACTAGACCCCGAATTAAAACGTGAATTAATTGCACTAATACGCGATTTTACACCTTTTCTCATTCAAAACGCCCACTTTGTGGGCGTAAATGAGTGAAAGGTAACGTTGCCTTTGCGCATTTTCAATGCGAAAAGGTGTAAAAAATATAAGAAGTGTATTATTGTCATTACTCATGATAGGGATGTTCATTCGATATTTGATGAAACTGTTCAATTATAATTGTTGATAACATGTGATTAATGCATGTTATCAATACTGCAAATACGGTTTTACTTTTTGCCGTGCACGGAGATAATGTGGTCAGATGGTGCCAAAACCACTAAGCGGTTCGTCTCCTGGTCAATAAAATGTAACTGGTCATTCTTATTCTTTCCTTGGTATTTTGCTAAAAATGAGGACTTGGTAGTCGTTACCTTGTAAATTCCAGCGGGTTTTATATCTGTAACAGCAATAGCTTCGGTATAAGCTTCCATCTATATAGTGTCAATATATTTTATTCTCTATAAATAATACAAATATACAAACAGATTATATTTATAAACAGTGTAAATATAAACAATGGACCAGTTTTATTATTTATATAATCGCGTAAGACAAGAACCAAATTTGAATGAACAATTAATAAATGTTGGCATGCATTTATATTCTAATACGACTGAGCTAAACGTTAAAGAAGATATCCTAACTAAGTTGATAGATATATTTCCAAATAACCCCGCGTTCTATTATTATATGGGTTATTCGTTTAAAGATGTTAATCCTGAGAAAGCAATTCCTTATCATCAAAAATCGTATAACATAAATCCGGATAATATTGAGAACCTCATTGATTTGTGTAATTTATTGCATGAACGCGGTGATTCTAAAACAGTAATTGAAATGAATAAACATCGGCCATTTGGTGATTTTTTGAACGATATTCGTTTTCTAACCATATTCGTTCAGTGTAAGTATAATGAATATTATTATAAGGATATTTTGAAACAATTATTATATATTATAAGCGAGAAATCCAAGAGTCCGTCTCTAACAATACATGATAAGACATGGAAACAATCGAATTATTTGAATGCCGGGCACATTTATGCTATTTTGGGAGACCATGAAAAGTCCTTAAAATATACGGAAAAGGCACTCGAGTTGTGCAATAAATTTAATTTGGATTTAAAGTCAAAGCTAACTGCATTGCAAAACTTATTGTCACTTTCTGATTATGCCAATGTAGACCAAGTCACGCATTATAAACGTGCTCTCACAATAAACGATTATTTACCAAATGTTACACGATATTCACATGCAAACAATCGCCGCCATACAAAAATCAGATTGGGGTACGTTTCGAGTGATTTTACACATCATGCTGTTTCGAACTTTATTTTGCCAGTATTAAAACATCATAATCGAGAACTTTTTGAAATATATTTATTTTCTAACCGTAAAGATATTTGGCATAAATATCGCGATATTAACGTAAATATTTTTAACATATTTGGACTGGATAAGTTTGACGCAGCGGATTTAATCAATAGTTGCGAAATTGATATACTATTTGATTTAAATGGTCATACAGAAAGTAGTCGGTTGGATATTTTTTCACTTAATCCGGCACCCATTCAGATATCTTATTTAGGTTATCCAAATACTAGTGGACTACACGCAATTAAATATAGGATTACCGACGATGTTTCTGATAATCCTTCTACTAAACAAAAGTATTCTGAGACACTTATTAGAATGCCGCGATGTTTCTTATTATATGATTCAATAAACCAAGATTCACCATTATTGCCGCGAAAAACTAAAGACATTATTTTTCTAGGAGCATTAAATAATGAAAAGAAAAATTCGAAGGTTGTTTTGGAAACATGGCGAAAAATATTGCAT